TGAGACGCTTGGAAGTGCCAGTCAAAGGAGTCTGCTGAGAGTGAGTCCTGTATCGCTTTGAGGTAGGAGGGTGACACAAAGTCATCCACCACCTCAATATCAATCGCTCGCATAACTAAAAAGGAAATTTACCACGAAGTCTTCCGACTTCTCTTTACCAAACTTACTGGAGAGGTATCCAGCAACTGGGTCCAACTTCGTCATGTACTTGTCGAAGTCGCTGTAGACGCGCCAATCGTTTCCTACAGGCTGTGCCGTATTAAGCATGTCCACGTATGCGTCCAGATACTTCTCAAACATGGGTAGATGGTCGTCTACCTCGTCAGCAGTACACTTAGCAACGTAGACGTTCTCTGAGAAGTGATTACCAGGTTCAAAGAACCTGAAGTCACCCTCTGCCTTAGGCAGACCAGGAACTGATACCAGGTGGTTCTCCTTAGGATGCTGAAAGTCGAAAACGATAATTACTTTCTTAGCGAAGAACCCCATGAGATCCATGCCGAAGCATGGTAGGTTACACCCTGTCTTAGGATACAGGATGTTGTTGTAGATATTTGTCTTGTCAGAGTAAATATCACAAGCTCGGGACTTCATGTGGTACTTGGGGTAGTAGTGGTTTGCTACTAGAGTTGTACCTTTGCCCTCCCAATGTGCCCATTCACGAGCATGAACATCTTTGATGATCTTCTCGTGAACAAGGGCTTTGTAATTATTCCATAGGTCCTTCATACTTTGAGTCAGGTTCCAGTGCGATCATGTATTCAAGGTTCTCAGTGGTGTTTGTCCACATACTAGCGCCAACCTTACTGATACGCACGTGGTAGTCAAACACAAAGAGTTTACCGACGAGGTTCTCCGACTTCATATTGAAGCAGAAGGTAGCATCAGTGGTACCGACCTCAACATCAAAGGTGTTGGAGGTATCGTTCTTACGGTCACGGACACAGATGGACACAATGCCATCCTTACCGACCACAGACAGATCCTCAACCTTATAGATGTTGATCATCTGAATGATGTTTTGGAGATCGTCCTTCTTAAGGTCGAACTCAACCTCGGTACTAGGCAGGTCGGGTGCCTTAGTAGGAGGGCTTGTAATGATAGCAGGGTCAGCGTAGAAGTAGCGTGCTTCCCTGCGCCCTGAGGTGATGGTCAGGTGACTGTCAGCAAAGGTCAGGTCACCATCTTTGAACAGGTCCAGAACCTGTACAAACTCACCCAGGTCATAGATCGCGAAGTCGCGGGGGAACTCCTCAGTCACAGGAGCACGTGCCAGGACGTTCTTCTGAATAGCAAGAGTAGAAACTTCGCTGCCCTTCCGAAACTGGATGGACTGGTTGATGTTCACAAACTTCTTCAGAATCTGAACAGTGCGATTAGAAAGTTTCATAAGGTTCGCCGTTTGGTTGGTCTTGCTTTGAGAAGTGATAGAGGAGGACACAGTAGTGAATAGCTTTTAGGATGTCTTGTTTAGCAGTACCTTTCTTGTCATAGCGAGAGAGGTACTTAATGGCATTGGATCGGCAGAAAGGTTCTGCGTCACCAATACTCTCAATAAGGTCAAGGGTCTGGGTTACATTCTTTTCAGAAGTGTAGTGCGCCTTGTACGTACTCATGATGTACTCACGAGCTTCATCTAGACATTTGTCTTCGTTGAATTTGTAGTTAGGACCAGGCATAGTGATAGTAATTTCAGGGATCTCTCCGTCTTCAATCATTTGGGCAAGTAAGGACCATGAGTTTGTCATCATTCTACCTCAAACTCTACGTCCGCGTCAACCTTATCATACAGTTCCTCAAATGCTTTCATGGTTTCATCGTCGAAACGAGCGATACAAACCTTGATTGCCTTAGCTTTGTCACCGAAGATGCTGTATGCCTGAGCAATGTGAACAAGACGACGAGTGGAGATAACCTCATCGATGCCACCATCAGCAAAGGTCTTGCGGATGATGTCTGCCCAGTCAACCAGATTGCTGACGAACTTGTCATCAGTACAGTGCTTTGCGAGGATCTTTGCCTCAGTAGCAGGAGAAGGATATGCCTGCTCAAAGGTGACAGGGAAACGCTCAAGGAATGCTTCGTTCAGCACGTTGGTGCCGATGAAGCGACCGTCTTCAGAACCCTTACCCTTGGTGTTAGCAGTAGCAAAGACTTGGAATCCTTTGGCAGGACGAACATAGGTGCCGATCTTCTTGAGGTAGACACCATTGCCTTCGAGCACAGACTGGAGACACAGGATCTTGTTAGAGGCAAGGTCGATCTCGTCAAGCAGCAGCACAGCGCCACGCTTGAGTGCCTCAACAACAGGTCCGTCATGCCACACAGTCTCACCGTTGACAAGACGGAAACCACCGATCAGATCGTCCTCGTCAGTCTCGATGGTGATGTTGACACGAATCAACTCACGGTTGGTTTGAGCACAAGCTTGCTCGATGCTGAAGGTCTTACCGTTACCAGAGAGTCCAGTGATGAACGTAGGATAGAACTGACCAGACTTGATAACTTTCTTGACGTCAGCAAAGTTGCCGAAAGGAACGTACTCTTTGTTGACCATGGGAACCAGGTTCTCCATGGTAGACTGCTGGAAGGTCTGCTCAAGCTTCTCAACAACAGTCAGGTTCCACTTACCGATACCTGCTTTGTGGTCCTTGAGACGCTTCTTGACGGTAGCGAGAGAGCAGTTGAAATGGTCAGCAGCGCCCAGCAACTCAGGAACACCGACCTGCTCGCCGTGCTTGGCAGTCAGAAAAGTAATCAGGTCGTCGGTGGTCATAGGGATGGGAGTGAACATTGAATTGCTTTGTTTGGTATGTGTATATCATACGGCAAAAACCCCGCCTTGCGAGCGGGGTGAGACAGTTATTTAATTGTCACAGCACTGCCAGCATACTCACCGATGCTTCCTCTGATGAAAATATCAAAGCCAATACAATACCTAAAATCTTGTGTGAGATTCTTCTCAACGTTATGTATAAGTTGAGATGGGAAAATTAGAAGTGTTCCAGACTCTGGTCTGATGCGCCATGACTTCATGGTTATCTGATTGAAGTGTGTTACATCAGGTTCCAAGGTAGGCATGAAGCAATTAGGAAAGTGTTGCCCCTTCTCAAAAACAACATCACCAGTTTTCTCTTGGACATCCAGATAGTAGATACCACTGAACACTGAGTTCATGTGACAATGGTTCTGTGCCCAGTCACCTGGTCCATGCTTCACGCCCCACCCCCGACAGAGATCAAGGTAAACACTTTGTGCTACCGCTAGCTTGCCGTAAGCAAAGTGCTGTGCTGCTAACCTGATCTCATGGTAAAGACCACGCAATACTTCGTGCTTCCAGATATCTCTATCGGGTGAGATCCACCCGTTGTCCATCGCTGTTCTCTGGTAGTCTAACTTCTCTACACACTCCAACCACTCTTTCTCAACGGGTATGCTGCTCTGAAAGAGTGGTGTAGGGAACAGAAGATGGAGTTGTGGTCTCATGCGATAAGAGAAATGAACTCAGAAAGTACACGCTTGCTGGTCTTTTTGTTTGACAGAGACTTCTTGAATGCGTTCTTGATCTGTGTCTTAGTGGCATCGTCGGCAACATCAAACTCATTGTTAGAGTCATCAAGTGACTTGCTGTGAAGATACAGACACCGTGTGTAGAAGCTATTGTAGTCAATGTATGACTTATGCTTCTTCCACTCAGCACCGATTTTCTGATCGTTATCCATCATGTAACGGCGAACGAGTCCGAAATCTCTAGTCGTGATCAGACGGATGTTGATGATAGAACACTCAGGGAAGTTGTCCTTGAGATTCTCAACCAAGATCTCCGTATGATCATTGTAATTATAACGTCCATTGAAGGATTTGTAAACCCTACCAACCTTACGATCACGAAGATGAGTCCTTCCCATACTCTTAGGAGACAAACGTTCTTCACCAGAATATGTCTTACGCATGGTCCAGAAGGAAGTAGGAGCACCTTCACCATCAGTCAGGTTGATGATATGACACTTCTCAACTTTGCTAACACGCTTGAAGTTAGGAATGATTGTGTGGAGAGCAACGATTGCCTCGTTCAACGGAGTGCCAGAGAGACAGACCTTACGAGGAATCACGAACTGAGACCAGACACGGTTCTGGAATGCCCAGGAGAGACGGAACCAGTACAGCATAGCTTGCTCAAGTTCCTTAGTCTTCATGCGACTAGAGAACAGGTTCATCATACCGAAGTTCTCGATGTTCAACTTACCAATCTTGTCAGAAGTATTCTCCTGAGGAGTAACCCATTCGTTAGTGAATGCGTAGACCTCAAAAGGAATACCTGCTTTACGGCAGAAGGTCACGATGTTGATGACCTGCTTCATGGTGTCATTGATAACATCACCCATAGAACCAGACCAGTCAACGTTGAAGATGAGACCGTGGTTCTTACCGTTAGGGAGAGAAGTTACCTTCTTGAAAATATCGTCGTTGTACTTGTAAGTGTGAAGCTTAGATGTGTTGAGTACACCAGTGCGAGACTCAGTAGCACGAGCATAAGCAGTAGCACTCTTCTTCATCTCAAACTCTTTGACAAGGTAGTTTACCTCACGCAGAGAAGACTTCTTAAATTCTTTGAACTTCTGATCTACAATCTCAAAGTCACCTACGAAGCGATGCTCTTCGTCTTCCTGGTTGTTCCAGCAGCGATCGATATAGTGGAGAGTTTCGTAGCAATCGATAACCACGTCGCCGTAGTTGACACTAGGGCGCTCGCAGTATTCTGGGGGAGAGGAGGTAGAGCTAGCAAGATTCTGGATTGCGTCTGTTGAAGCAGCGTCTGTCTTTACCAGATCCTCGTCATCGGTTTCGGGAACAGGTTGAGTCCCACCAGACTTGACGTCTGGACTTTCACCAGTTGACTCTTCATTTGTTTCTTCATCCTCTCCAGTTGCCTCCCCTTCATTTTCATCAAAAGACTGCTCATCAGAGCTTTGGGGTTCTAGTTCAGGATCAGTTCCAGCAGGCAGATTCTCGAACTCGGAGTTCTGGTCCACTGGGGGAGTCTGAGAGGGCTGCTCTCTCTCCTTCTTCATGTATTTATGGATCTCCTTGGCAAGTGCGATGACTTCTTCAAAGGTATCAACAGCACCAGCACGGTCACAGAAGACTTGCTCCTCTTCGGTGAAAGGAATGGTCTCGAAGTTACCGATCTTGTAGAAGAGGTTGATGCGGTCAATCAAAGAGTATGTCTCAATATCCTCGTCACCGATCTGGAAGAAGTCTTCGTCAGCGAATTCAGCGTAACCTTTGTAGAAAGTCTTGTTCAGACCAGCGTAGCGACGCTTCATCATCTTCTCGATGCGAACGTCCTCAATGACGTTGACGAAACCCTGAGGAACAGTGCCTTCGTGAGACCAGTCGTTAGGTGTATAGAGTGCGTGACCAACCTCGTGAGAGATCAGCAGGTCAAGGATGATCTCGCTAGCACGCTCCCACATAGGAAGGGTCAGCACGCGACGCTCCACGTCGAACTGTGCGGTTGAGACGTTGCGGTGCTCAATGATCAGGTCTTCCTGAGCGAGCAGTTTGGCGAGTTGTCCTTTGACTTCGAGCATTGTTCCTCCGATATGTACATATAGTAATACCCCCGCCTAGGAGACGAGGGTATCTATGTGCCACTTATTCAACTGTCTTTGGTCGCTTTGGTGGGACTGCCGTTGTTTGACCATGGAGCTTTGCTAGTGCTGCCTTGAGTTCTGGTGTCTCATCATACTCCCAAGTGTCACCAGATTTTACCACAAAAGTTTTCTTAGTCACGTTGTCTCCAGTCGTCAGGTTTATCTTGGCGGAACCAGTCGATAATCTCGTCTGCTCCATCGAACCCCGTTTTGTAATTGGATGGGTCGGGGTCACCTAACCCCATCCTATTCATAAAATCATCCATACTACCTTCTTCAATATCCTGAGCGGCATGGCGTCTTGCTTTTTTCAACCACTCACGAGCAGTTGTGTTTGCCTTGCCAAGCTTCTCTGCCCAGATCATATCGGACAAAGGAACTTCCTCACCTTGGGCAATCTTTTGACAGATACCCTCAAGGCGCTTGCGATAAGCAGTAGAAAGCATTTTAGTTCTTCTTGAGTTTGTCTTTCAAATCCATAACCTTGTTGACTTGCTCAACAGCATCAGACATCCTAGCTCCTAGGATATCCATAATGTCTTCGTAGATGACTTCGTTATCAACGTAGTCGTCGAAGTAGGTGTCGAGCGCTTCCTTAAGGTAGCGGTATCTATGCCACTCAGGTGAGTAAGGTTTGTACATGATGTTGTTCTGGGGTATTTAGTTCACAGACCTGATTCTTCAGAGACTACACTAAAGTTTTGCTTCTTCTCTACTCTCAGGATTCTGTTGAACTTGTCTTGTAGTACATCAGGTTTATGACTGATGACAAAGACATTGGTGTTGTCAGAGAACGACCGCAAGATTTTCATAAAGTCGTCCGTACCTGCCAAGTCTAAGCTACTATCAAAGATTTCGTCAAGTATCAGTAGATTTGTACAGGCGGAGTTCTTCATCTTGGCAATCATTCTCCAAGTGAACAGGAGAGCGAGGTCGATTCGCATCTTCTCACCCTCACTGAACGAACTGTAACTGAAGTCATCACGGTAGCGTGACTTGATTGTCTCGCTAAAGTTCTCGTCAAGTTCAAACGACACATAAAAGTCGAGTTCCTTTAGGTATCGGTTGATCAACTGATTCATGACAGGCAGATATCGTTTGATGATCTGACTCTTGATACCAGTATCCTTAAGGAGATTGGTGATGACATCGTGATTATCCCTATCTTTCTTCATACCTGAGATACGGGTCTCAACCTCCATACCTTCTTTGAGGATAGCTTTGAGCTTCTCTTGCTCTCGCTTTACGTTTGCCCCGCCACCAGTAGTTTCTTCAATAGAATCTTCAATCTTTTGGATTGCTTGCCGCTTCCACTGGATCTCCTTATTGTTAGAGGTGACCTCGTTCTGGTAGTTCTGAATCTTACCCAGGAGGGTTTGATGCTTCTGTACCATCTTAGCGGCATACTCGATATTCTCTTGAAGTTTATCAGTCGCACCACTCAGTTCTTCCAATGACTTGGAGATACTTTCTATCTTGCTATCTTTTAGTTCTTTATCAATGCTTTGCTTACAAGTCGGACAGGTATCGTTCTCCGAGAAGAACTTGTAATCGCTGTTCAACCTTTTCTTTTTATCTTTGAACTTAGCTTGATAGATCTTCAGTTCACTGTGTGTATCAACACTGCTGTTCATCTTATTAGATTCTTCTTGAAGAGTCTCGATGGCAATGTTGAACTTACCAATGTTCTCAACGATGACAGAGATCTCATCCTCTAGGGATTTGATCTGCTCTTTACGCTGAGCATTGTTTGCCTTACTCTGACTCTTAAGGTCAGAGATAAAGCGTTGCTGAATCTCTACTCGCTCCTTACAAAGCTCGTAGTTGTATTCAACATCACGCAGTGAATCCTTAATGGCACGAACACGGTCCTTAAGAAGATTGTTCATCGTAGAGAAGATCTTGATGTCTAAGAGATCTTCAATAACTTCTCTACGAGCAGGAGCAGAAAGTTGCATGAAGGGAACAAAGGTAGATGATCCCAAAATGACAACCTGAGTGAAAGACTTATAGTTAAGCTTCAGCACAGACTGTTCTAACCAGACTTGCTGGTCCTTTACTGCCGAGTCTTGATTAAGGACTGTACCATTCTTTGTGATCTCAAACTTATTAGGTTTGATGCCTCGTACCACTTTGTACTCAGCAGAGCCGATGTCAAAGTGTACCTCAACCACTGCGTCCTTTTCGTTCACAGAGTTGACGAGTTGAGACTTGGTGATCTTACGGAATGGTTTGTTGAATAGCGCAAAGCAAATAGCGTCCAGCATAGTGGACTTACCTGCGCCATTGGAACCGACGACGAGTGTCGAAGGACTCACATTCAAATCAACCTCTGTAAAAGCATTGCCCGTAGAGAGAAAGTTTTTCCAGCGGACAGTCTTGAATGTGATCATGATATCTTAGACAAATTAGAAATCAGGGGGTATTACAATCTGATCTGGTGTGATCACATGGTAAGCAAAGTTGTGCTCTTTACAAGCACGTAAGGCATCCTTGTCTGGCACTTCTACCACTGACATGTCAGGGTAGTCGTCGGCTTCCAGAAGTCCAGCATAGCGTACTGCGTCGTCTTTGTCAACAAAGAGATAGAGTGTCTTCTCTCCTGCTGCGTCTTCAACGCTATAGGCACCCTCGTCTTCTTTTCCCTTGAGTGCCAGTACGAACATCAGACTATCTCCAGCGCTTCCACATACAGTGATTTCAGAATATCTTTGAGACCAGACTTGTCAGAGTGCTCCATGTCATCGACATATCGCTCAAGAATGGTTAAAGTATCTTCCTTCTCTATATCTATCTCATCAGCGAGTTGGGTGTCAAACGAGGAGTCTTCAATGACCTTGACCTCGTGTACACCTGCTATGTAGAGTTGGGAGATGAAGTAGTCAAACTTCGCAGAGTCTTTTTTATTCTCTACGATGATCTTGATCATCTTACCTTTGTAGTTCGCTGCCTTGGGCAGCTTCTTATCCTCATCATAGAAGATCTTTTCATAGATCTCAAAAGGATTTCTGACAAAGGTAAGCTCTAAAGTCTCGGTGTCCCAGATATGGAACCCTCGCTCATCCTTGTAATCATTCCAGTAGATCTGGTAAGGATTACCTAGGTAGTGGATGTTTTCTCTGCTTGACTTGTGATGGTAGTGTCCCGAGAACACCTGTGAGAATTTCTTATAGACACCGATCGAAGCACCACGATCCATGAGGTATCCTCGATGAGCTTCAAATCCTTGGAGCTCAAGGTGCCCCATCGCGACGTCGCAATCTGTTTCTTCAATAAGTTTGTAAGTCTCTTCAGCATTTTCTTGATTGATCCATGGGATAAGAACAATGCCGCGACCGTCCAAGTGAAGGGTGTCAGCGCTGGCATAGGTAGTCACGTTACCATACTCCCCCAGCACATTGTCAAGAGTGTTGACCGTGTTGGTGTCTTTGAAGTATGCGGTGTGGTTACCTACGATAGCATGTACCGCGACGCCCCATTTTTCGAGACGATCGTAATAATTCTCTCTTGCCCACTGGATAGACCAGAGGTCAAGTTGTCTGCGGTTATCGAATGTGTCTCCCAGGTCCAATACCGTGGTGATCCCCTCCTTCTCTAGAGTGGGAAAGAAAACCTCGTTATAGAACCTGAGGAAGTAGTCATGAAAAATTCGGCTCGACTTTCTAGCACCGAAGTGCTGGTCGGTAATGATAGCAACTTTCACTTGATACGCATCTCAGCATTTTCCTTAATCGTATTATAGTCTGAATAGTTGTCACCGTCATCACTGTGGAAGACTTGATCGTATCCAGACTTGCTAATGATCTTGTGTCGAATCTCTAGTTGCCTCTTTTCTTTGGAGATCCTTCTAAGGAATGCGTAGTAGATAATCTGCGTAAAGTAAGCAAAAGGGTTGGAAGACTTGTTAGGGTCAAAGTTCTCGATGTACTGGACACAATTCTCAATCCCATCACAAATCATATCTTCTCTGAACATGTAGTTCACGAAGTTAGGTTTGTACGAAAGATGGGTAGCAATCTTCAGAAAGCACTCTCCAATATAGTTGCTGATACGGGGACGAGGGTCTCCGTTCTCAGCAGCTTCCTTACACTGTTGCTTAAAAACAATCAGCGCTTCTAGAAACTCTTTGTTATTGACGTAGTGTTCTGATTTTTTCTTCATAAGATTTGACTTATGTGTCCATAGTCTACACTGTCACAGGATCCTCGTCAAGCTTGACAAGACTCTAAGATACCTGTAGACTAACAGTGTAGCGGTTCAGAAGAGGAGCTATAGCTTATCTTTCTTCTTAAAGATGTCCTCTAGAGTCTGACGAGCCTGGTCCACGGTGCTGATGCGCCCCATAGATCTATTGAGTTCGTCTGAAGGTTCTCTCTCTGGATCGATTTTCGATAGTGAGATCTCGTAGAAAATGGCGACGTCGCTGTCACACTCTACAACTGTGATGAGTTTGTCCTTGGGGATGATGAAGGTCTCTTGTCTAGAGAATCTCATCCAAGGGCTTACCTTTGCCCCGATCTTGTTTCCTAGTTGTACTTCTTCTACGACGATTGGATTATCCAGGATGAAATAGTCACCTGCTTCATCTTCAACGTGTGTCACTTGAGAGAGAACTTCTTCGCCAGACACTAACTTGAGTGCTGCTAGAAATTCTGTCATGTTATTTGTTTCGTAAGTTGACGTCAATAAATTCATAGTTAAAGGATTCCTCGTTATACACCTTGACTCTTTCAATCAGGTGGTTGAGGGTATAGTTGCGACGACCACCCGATGAGATGTCGTCAGCGATATCATAGAGTACAGCCTTTCTCTTGTTCTCTCCTTTACGGAGGACTCGACCGATTGACTGTAGGTTACGGATTCTTGATTTAGAAGGAGATGCGAATACTACATTGTGTAAGTTCCGAATATTAATACCTGTAGAAAATGTGCCATAGCTGGCAACGATAATCGAGTCCTTAGTCTTCTCTGCGATTGATCTAGCTTTCTCTCGGTCCTCGGTGTCTACACCTCCATAGACTAGGAACACATTTCTGTGGTCCCCTACCTTGTTATTTATCAAGTCAAACAATGGCATACCGTGCTTTTCAACGTAGTTGAACAACACGAGAGTGTTGCCCTCTAGGTCACACACCAGATTTCGTATAAACCGATTCCTTTGTTCGTGCTCTACTAGGTATTCCATCTCATCCTGGTACCCAGCAAACTGTTGTTTGTCATGCTTAAGTAACAGAATCTTAATCTCAAACTCTGACAGGTGCCCTGCCTTGATAAGTTTCTCTGTCTTGGTAACACGGTTCACAGCACCAAAGACACCCTCTAGCACCAGTTGATTCGTCTGTGTGCCGTCTAGTGTACCAGTGAAACCGATCCTATACTTACAGTCATGAAGCTTGTTCATGATGTTAGTCAGGGACTTTGCTTTGAACAGGTGTGCTTCATCACCAATGACAGCACCGAAGTCATTAAAGTATGACTTGGGTAGTTTGTATACAGACTGCCACGTAGTGATAACTACATCCTTCTTAGACATGGGCGACTCGCCACCATATACCTTATGGCAGTGGTGCTTCGCATTCCATCCATACTCCTCGAAGTCCTTGTACATCTGCTCGCCCAGAGATGTAGTCGGGACGACAAGCAGCGTCTTTAGATCCTTCTTCTCAAAGAAGCGGACCAGTGAATATATCATCAACGATTTACCAGAGGCAGTGGGAGAAAGCAACAGCTTCCTCCTGTTTCGCATCGCCTCGTAGATTGCCTTGTACTGGTAATCTCTGACTTTGTGTGGTAGGTTCAGACTCTTTACAAATTCTCCCACCGCTTCAGGGGTGACGAATTCATCCACTTCTTGAGGAAGTCCGTAGTATTCGTTGTCCCTAAATGCGTATTCGTACCCGCGTTCTTGGCAGAAATGAGTAATATAAGGGAGAAGACCAGCGTAAATCTCGCCTGTACCTGGACTGAATAGTTTGATTTTTCCATCCCAGAATCTCTTCTTATACGCAGACATGAACTTAGCCTGCGGTACTTCAAAAGTAAACTCGTCTGCTAACTCATACTGTACATGAGGTTCACATTCGATTTTGAGGTAGACTTCGTTCTTCTTCTGAATTACTACGCTAGACGTCATATCCTTTTAACAATTTGGCAAACTCAATCGCATTCTTAATTTGAAAGGATTGGTTGTTGATTGCCGTCAAGATGCTTTTGAGAGCATCCACCATCTGATTGTAATACTTCAATTTGAAGACTGCTTTCTGATAGTCTTCGTCGGATTCTAGGTATATACCCACGTCTTGCTTTAGAAGCTTGATCGGAAAGGGTTTGTCTGATTTACCTGTGTAATACTCCCAGCGTTCCCGATAACACTTCTTCAGTTCCAGATCATGTCTGTCTCGAAGGCAGGTTATCTGGTTAAGCAACTGTAAATATTTAGCATGTAACCTGGGGATCGCTAGGGAGTTGTGGTCTAGTTTTTCATCATCAAGTTGCGAGTCCTTCTCCCACATGGACTCGATCATTTCAAGATTCATAAGCGATTGCCTTCTTCATCAATGAATTCAAACAGCGTGTATCTGAACGTCACGTCAGCAGTCACGTAGTCGATGTCATTCGCATCTGATGTGAACCGTACTCCAGACAGGGAGATGGGGAACAGATTGAAGAAGACTACAGTGGACGTGGTGTTGTAGTTACTGTCAAGTATTAACAGTCTACCATCTGTTGTGAGCTTCGTAAAGTCGTTTGTCCTACCCTCCTCATCCACGTTCAGGATGAACTTGGGGAACTGATCGAAGTTCTTGGGGTTGGTCAGACCTTTCATCCAATCATAGATCTCATAGAAGTTATCCATGTTCTCATTGATCAGGAACGTCAGACTCAGATCACCAAAGGTCATCTTATCACCAGGCACCTGGTACTCCTTGACAGGCGTCTGGATCTCCCTAACACCAATGCTGATGTCTGGTAAGTTGACTGACTGACAGAAGTATTGTACGTTCGGGGTCCTGTCCATGATGAACCTGAACCCTACTGGTGCTAGGAAGTTTTTGTTCTCTGGCGAAAAGAGAGTGCGCTTGGTGCTCATTGACCGTACTCGTTAATGATGTCTAGAACTCTGTTGAGCATGGAGTGGGCACCATCGTGCCAGTCTCCATTCTTGTCATGGTGGTCACCGTTGTAAAGCTCGTTCTTGAGCTTCATGACACGTGCTTCCATGTCCACCTTTCTCATAATCCCACGGGGCATTTCACTAGGTATCACTATAACCTATTTAGATAAAAAAAGGACCCCTTACAGGGTCCCAGAGTGATGTTAGGTTAGTCGTCTAGCGCATATCTACAAAACCTCTTACAAGTTGGGGCGTTATCCTCGCACTCGATCAAGCAGTCAAAGTAGTCGTTGATTTTCTCTAGTTCTTGTTGATAATGTGATAGAGATTGCTCAAAGTGTTTCCACTCAGCTAGTTGATTTTGCGAGACAGATTTCGACATATAGTCCTCCTTGGTTCAGGTTGTTCATAACATAGGGGAGGGATTCGTTCATCGTACTACCTCATTATTCTACTACTATGTAGTGGATTACACTAATTTTCTTAGCTCAAGTTCAGTAAGATACTATAAGCGACTTAGCCAAACATAAAAAAAGAGGGTCCGAAGACCCTCTAATCTTAACAATGTGAAACTCTTATCACATGAGGTTCTTAACACGAACACGTCTGTAGTATGCGTTAGCACCTACGTTGCTGCTGTGCTGAGGATCGCTGTTGGACAGTGCTGTCAGACCCTTCGCGAAGGGGTTCAGGACCATGCCGTAGCGAGTCTTGAATCCGATGCGAGGCTGGAAGGTGTCCTGACCGATTGCTCTGTACATCTGGAGAGGTACATAAGGGCAATAGAACAGACCAGCGTCATAAGCGTTGGTACCCTTGTAACCAATAACGTAGTATTGGTCAGCAGATACGTTAGCAGAATAAGGATCGATGTAGACCTTAATGCGACCGTTGATTGTACCGACGAAGGTGTTACCAGTGTCGTCGATTTCGCCCAGACCGCCGACAGCGCCGTTGATGCCGCTGCTGTAGTCGAGTACACCAGCCATAGCGAGAGCAGAAGCAACATCACTAGAAGTGATGAGTACGTTGCCCTTTCCACGACGAGTCTCAAGTGCGATTGCGTTGGCATCGCGCTCGATCTGGAACAGAAGACCCTTGAATTTCTCAACAGACCATCTGCCGTTGCTGTCAACGTCCAGGTCAAATACACCAGCGTTAGCGGTGTTGACTTGAGCACCAGGCTTAGCACCGCGATATACGGTACGAACAACCTCACGGTTGATCTCAGCAAGGATCTCAGTAGACAGGATGTTGGCAAGCTCAGACTCAGCATCCAGACCATGGATTGCCTTCAAGTCTTGAGCAAGTTCAACGGAGTAGTCAGCTCTCAAGGCACGACCTTTCGCTTCAACGGCGATACGGTCGATGCTGAACGCCATCTCCATGAAAGCGGTCGAAGCAGACTCACCCAGGGACTCCTGCTCGGAGGTGGTGAACTTGCTGCTAGCGAGGTCATAGTTGCCCTCGGTAGTACCGCCGCCAGTGGCGTCGTTGATGAGACCAGGGTTCTTCTCGGTGGTAGCAGTCGGAGGAGTAGCTCCGTCAGTACCAGAGAACTGTGCGTCGGGCTCATCGAAGAATGCTTCGTTGCCAGACTGATTGACATAGCGGGAGCGCATTGCGAAGATCAGTCCAGTAGGACCGTTCATCGGTTGAACGCCAGCGATGTCATAAGCAATCAGCTTAGGCATTGCGCGTCTGATCAGGGAGATCAGGATCGGATCGAAACCGAAGTTAGCGCCAGCACCCGTTGTGGGTGTATTGATAGGACCAGCGTTGGTGGGAGCTTCAGTCATTACCTGACGCTCTTCACGCATGAAACGCTCTTGGTTTTCCAGGAGTTGTGCGGTTACAGCCTTACGATAGTTGTCCTTGATTTCGGGCAGACCATCATGCTTAAGAACTGGAGCCCACTTCTCTTGGAGTTGTTCAGTATTGAACATTTTTTTCTCCGTTAGTTGAGTGTGTGTTTGTGGGGGATTCAGAGACGCTTAGCAAGGGCAGCGACATACGCAGCCATGCTTTCACTTACTGTCTCTTGGGTTGTTGCGGGTTCTTCTGTGGATACTTCCTCAGTAGTTTCTACCTTGGGAGCACCAAAGTAAGACTCTTTAATCTGAACCAGCTTTTCACGATACGACTCTTCAGTCTTGAATTCCACCGCTTCAGCAAGGGAGGTGAACTTATCCTTTTGGGTCTCAGCAAGACCACGGGTCAGTTCTGTCAAAATCTCATTCTTACGATAGGCACCTACAGCCTCGTGAAGTTCGATGTTCTTCTGGACCTGCTCATTGAGTCGGGTCTCCATTTCATCAAGTTTTTCGCTCATCTCAGCAGCAACATCAAGCTTCTCTTCAGGAACATTGATGTTGCTTTCGATGAACAATCTTCTGAGTCCTTCCATGAAACTCTCTGTGACTTCGGCGCGGAGACCTTGCTCAACGGCAAGTTCATTCTCCGACATCCACTCTTCACAAGCGTAGTTCAGGAAGTTCTCAACACGACCAGCAAATTCTTCCTTGAGACCTTCGATCTCTTCGGTTACTTTGACTTCGGTCGATTCCTTAATCGCAGCGACTTCTTCTTGGACTTTAACCTTAACAGCAGCCTCGAATACGGTCTTTGCTTTATTTTGGAATTCTTCAGACAGATCAGCGCCAGCCAGCATTGCGGCGATATCGTCTTCGGCAACCACCTCGCCTTCAACTTCGACGTCATCGAAGATCTTGGCACTCAGGGCACCAGGCATAGCGCTAGAAGCGGCACTAGGCTTAGTCTTGAGGGTGGAATCTTTGGTAGCAGTCACAGGGGCAGCAGCCTTTGCGCCAGGGTTATCAGTACCCTCGGGTTTCTCTTTAGAGTTGCTGGCAACCTCAGAACCAGAGTTCTTCAGGTCACTCTTTTGTTGGGGTACAGCGC